GTTATAGAATCACCTACAGGATCAGACTTTGGTTTGTTACAAGCCATATCTTTTTTTGAAGTAGCTTCTCTTATAAAGTCACCATAACTCTTTAGTTCTCTAGAGTTTACAAGAGGTAATTGAACTCCTCCTAGCATTCTTTGCATTCTTTTAGCTGCAGCTGCTTCATTTTCATTTGGACTAGTTGTTAGCCCTTCTATTTTTTTGCGCCTTCGTTCTTTCTTAGCATCTGCGGGTGTATGGGTAATTATATGATTAAAAGATTCATTAGATGGATGAACAGAAGCAACATTGAATTTTGACTGATTTGTAGTTGGAATTGCAAATTTTTCCCAATACTCAGGTCCATATTTGCACTCAGCTTTTGTTTCTTCTTTTTTACATTTAGGGCAGTATCTTGATTCTGAATTAGATTCCTTCACCGGAACACAGTTGGGAACAGTCCTTTTTCCTTTCTTCTTATACCCCTTTTGAGTATATCCCTTCCAGCACGGCTTCATTTTTTCTTATCGTCTGTGTCTTTACTATTTAGAAAACCTTTTTTTATAATTTCAGACAATTCAGCAGTTGTACCAACAAATAATGCATTATTTGTTACACTATTTGGTGCTTTTTTATCATTTTCTTCTTCAACATCTTTTAGTTTCTTTTGAAGATCCATCAATTTATCTGCAACATCACCAACATGCTTAATCAGTTGTCCAGCAACTTCATAAGTTCTAGCACTCTCACCTTCACTTGCTAATTCTAAAATGCCATCAATAGCTTCTTGACCTTTACTGATTAGAGAATATAAGTTAGCCCTAGTATATTCATAGTCTCCACGAATATCTGTTTCATTTAACTCCCCCTTAACCATTCTTTTAGTTGATTTTAATGGAGTAGCATCTTCTATTGCACTAAAGTCAGCATTCAGTGAATTGTTAATTGAGTTGAATTTTTCCATGATTAAATATCAGTTTGTTGTGTTGGACTATATGTTTTACCATCAAAGAAGAAATCTAGAGACTCATTAAATCCATAATCGTCTGTTGGTTCGGCATCAATAGGATCAGGTGTTACTGTATATCTCATTTCTCTCTTAGCCGTAGCAATATCAGTGTTAGAATAATAGTCAACTTGAACCTTACGAATAAGGCCAGAAGTGCTATCACTAATTGGACCAAAGATATCAACTTTAGCTGTAAAGTTAAAGGTATAGATAAGAGTTCTTCTTGTGTTAAAATCTCCCTCATAGTCATCAGTAAATGATACACTATCTAAAACTAGAGGAATATCTTTCTTATCATTAATTGAGTCTAGAAAGTTTACAGTTAGATTGAAAGATGGATGAAAAAAGGGTAAAACTTGCTCTACTATCTGTAAAGCATCATCATTTAATTTTGAAAGAACACTTAGCTGAAATCCAATATTATAAGGAACTGGATTATATACTTTTTTGATATTTCCGTTTTCATCACAAGCTTTAAATGACTGGGTAATGCCAGTTTTTCTAGATGGGTCATATTGAATTGAAACCATCTCAAATGACATTCTTGGTAAGGTAATAGCCACTGGCTGGCTTAGATTTTCCTGCTGCTGAATCTTAGCCAAGAACTTTTGAATTGAGCCATATGCAATAGGAACCTTAATATCAGAAATTTCTACACCATTATCGTCCTTATGGCGAATGTGTACATCATTAAACAATGTACCAAAAGCAATAATTGTTTTTCTAATAATTTCATGATAAAAGTATGTTCCTAACATTTGTAGTTACCTCAGAACTCCCCGAAAGGATTTGTTTCAGAAAAATCTAGAATTAGATCACCCTCGTCTTCTAATTGCTTGTTCTCTCTGTATTTATCGTTTAACGAATCTGTATTGTACTGTTTAATGCTATATTGTGCAGAAGACGCAGTACCAACTACAATTTCTCCGGGTGAGAATTCACCACTATTAACATGCAATTTAAGTGTCTTATCTACATTTTGACCTAAGTTAATCCATTCTTTTACAGTAGCAACAGTTCCAGATGTTTGACCAACAACTTCCTCTCCTTTGATAAATGTACCAAAACCAATAAGATTTGGTGCTTCAATAACTACAGTAGGAGATACAGTATATTCAGCGCCAGCATTAGAAAGATAAACACTTGAAATAGTTCCTCCCACCGAAATGTTAGCTATTCCTAATGCAGTTACTCCAACACCTAATGGTCCGCTAAGTGTTACATCTGGAGTAAGATAATAGTTTTCTCCACCATCAATAATATCAACTTTATAAACCGCACCATTTACAATCGAAGCTGTTGCTGCGGCTCCAGTTCCTCCTCCCCCACTAATGACGATCTGTGGAGCTACACTGTATCCAAAACCAGCATTGACCAACACAATATCCGTAAGGGCTCTGAGTGCCCCAGAAACCTGTCTGGTTAGAGCTACTGCTGTAGCTTGCTCCCCGCCTGCTGGAGGGGCTTCTATGCTCACTGTGGGGGATGTTGTGTATCCGAATCCATCATTGTTCAAATAGATCTTACCGACAGATCCAGTCGAAGCTATAGAAGCTTGTGCAGTTGCTGTACTACCAATGCTAGTAAGAGTCAATTCGGTAATATAACCAATTGTCTTCATTGCATCCTGAAGTTCTTCAATATCAGTATTAATGTATTCATCTTCATATTCAAACAGCTCACACTTTAGTTCATATGTGTAATTTTTGTTTAGTTGATAAAAAGGAACTTCAAATTCTACTCTTTTAATCTCAAATAATCTATCACCTAGAGGGAAGAAAATAAGATCACCTTCTTTTGGTCTAGACGCAAACAATAAATCTCCACTATCATTATCATATTGATCATCGGTATCAATAAGATTCTGAAGTAATGGAGTTATAAATGCCTCAAATCTTTCTTTAGATATTATTAAAGATACTTCATTTTTTAAGTTAATTCCAAATTTTGTCATCAAATCACTACCAGGAGTGTATCCTTCGTAGTTGTCGAGATATGCCTCAATGATAAATGTATCATCGAATGCGGACGAGTGTACCTCTTTAATGATATTGTCGGTCTTTATGTATTTTCTTGGAATATAATAGACATCCAATCCATACATTTTAATCTGCTCATTGATTAAATCTTGAAGCAGACCTTGTTCTGATCGTGACCCGTGTAAAAAATATGGATTTACTACCATTATGCTATAAAGTCGTATGGTGGAAGTTCATATTCGGTAGACATTACTTGCCTAATGGCATCTATCTCTCTTATGCCTTCATCATATATTTCTCTGCCATTCATTTCAATTCCTCCAGGCAGTTTTGTTCCTTTGAATTTCATCAAATTCCAACCCCACTGTTTTTTCATCAGTGCAGTTAGATATCTCTTCAAGAAACTATCATTATAAACCTTTGTGAAATCATTTGGATCTAATGCCCTATAACAATCTATGACTAAAAAGGTATCTTTTGTCTGGCTTCTCCAGTCTATGTCTAAATAAAGTCTATTTTGCCTCTTATTGAATCGAATTTGCTTATCTGTAGTTAGTAAGAAATCAATATCTTCCAGATAAGTTTTTGTCATTGAATATGTCAAAAGATCAATAGAGTTGAAATAATAAAGATCATTTAGGAATAATTGATACTTAATACTAAACATTCCCCCAGAAATTGAGCTGGTATCAAATCTAAATATCTTTTCAATACCTATTACACTATCTGGAACTTGAATGTAATTTGATGTTTCATAGAAATCAAATGTTTTTGTTTCCCCATTGATAACAGTAGTTCCTGTAGTAGTTGTGATACCTGTTTCAGTAGTATTACCTGCCTTTCCTCTATCAATGTCCTCTTGAGTTATCTTATATTTCAGATACATTCTTTCAACACCATCAAAGTGTCTTTCATGGAAATATTGTAGAGCGTCATCAACCAAATCATCAATTTGGTCATCGTCCATATTAATTTCTAAAACTGGAGCCCCTAACTGTCTTAGGCAATAATTTACCAGTTCTTGTCTTGTGCTAGGTTTTGCCATTAGGTAGTAACTCCTGGGTTTACAAGTACCATGCCTTCAATCTTCTTCAAGCGATCAAAGGCTGAATCTAAACCACCTTGCTGCATGGCAATATCATAAACATATCTTCCCGGCCTTAATCCTACTGATTCCTCTTTTGGAAGAGTAATTTCAATGATTCCATTTTCAGCATCAACTATAGTTGAAAAAAAAGGTACGGAAGTGGAACTTGCATAGCTCTTTTTGAGACTTGCAGTTACTCCGTATCCTGTAATATTTAAAGGTGCTCCAGTTGTATTGTCTGGTAGCTCATAAGTTTTACTGAAATCAAATCCTTGATCTATAACAATATTTACTACTTTGGCTACCATTTTACATACAACTTTACAGTTATTTATGCAGAAGGAGTGTACATGCCTCCCAAAGTCTCAGATTGCGCCAGATAAAGTTTCAGATACATTTTACACATGTTTTTTAGTTCTTCTATACCTAATTGTTCAATCAAACGAGAATCTCTTTCATATTGAAACTTTTTACTGATAGTAATCAGTTCAATTTCTTCTGGATTGTTCATTTAGTAACTCCTTTAGTAAAGATTTAATTTCACTTATATCCTGTTTCATTTCATCTATTTCTTTTCTTTGAGCTTGTCTAGAATTTCTAGATGAAATGTATTGAGTATAAGCATTGTGGTCAACGTTTACGATTGCCCCTGTTTCTTCATCACGGTACAAATTGGAATGACCTTGTACTTTTGAATATGTCATTATGCTAATGCAATTGCTCTAATGTCTCTGATAACAGGTGGTTTAGATTGGTCTGACCCAGACATTACAATTTTAATAGTGAAACCAATAAATTGTTTGAGATTCGCCGCAGTGTACTCATATTCTAAGAACTGGCTATCTTGGCTTGATGGGACTTTAGAATCAGGCAATCCACTATTTAGTGCTGGATTTACAACATCTAGGAAACCATCTTGGTTATTGTCGATGGTCAGATTGTTATAACCTGGGAATAGAGTAAATGATTGATCTATTTCATAAGAATCAGCACTAATAGTATTATACAGAACTCTAAAATCAGCAGTCTGATGCTTATATGCCGTTAAGATTACTCTTAGTGATGTTGCAGGTTGGGCTAAAACGATAGTCTCTGAAACATAACGAGACGCATGTGAATTATCGGAGATCTGATTTGCTCTACTATCGAAGACGTAATCAGTTACTGGATTATCCAATCTAGAGATTGAAAAGTTAGTTACTGCATTATCTAAGAATATTTGAGGAGAAAGGTTTGGATCTTTTGTCGATAATGTGATAGCAGTAGTATATGATTTTGAGTTTGTAAGTTCGGTTAAGTATGTCAATTCATTAACTCTAGAGCAAACCATTCTAGGAGTAGTAAAAGTATTCTCTGAGTTTATCTGAACTGGCTGATAACCGGCATCGATGAATGAAACTTCATTACCACCAGAACTAGTGGATGTTACAGATCTAACTGATGCCGAAACATCAACCTGAGATCCAGGTCCGTAAACTTCAAACGATGGAGTAATCTTATCATACATCAGGTTCTGTGTAATGTAAAGATCGTTACCACCACCCAGAATTTTGGTGTTGAAGGACAGTTGTGGAACTGTCACAGTGTCTGATGACCTGTCTGGACCTGAAGATCTGTCATACTGGACATAATAAGAATCGATATCTGATGTAAGATCAGCAATATCTTGAGATGTATTAATTCTTCTCAGAGATACACCAGCAAACTCATATTTCATAACAGCTTCACCAACTTGGTAAGTTCTACGGTTATCAGCTATTGCGGAATCAAAGTTTCTGGTAAGTCCAATGATGGTCTCTCCGGCAGTAACTCCAGTATATTTAATTAGTTCTTGACCAATTTTCAAGTAACCTGGGTTTGAACCATTGACTGGAATTCCTTCAAAGTTTTCAAAATCTGCCGTGGATGCAACGCTAATTTGAGAACCATTTGGCTCTAATGCCACTGTTAATGCAACAGTTGGGATGTCAGATTCTATTCCAGAAATTTCAAGTTTGTTGGTTGTGGAATTCATTCCATGACCAAAATGTTGAACCTTGAATATATCCCCCTCATAAATCCCACCGATAGGGGTACTTAGAGTAATATTGATACCAGAGTCAGTTAATACATCTGAATTATCATAGTAGAAGAAATTTTGATTTGTACTGAAGTTTTCCCCTTGCACATTAGTCAGAAATACAGTATCAAGGTTAGTAACGCTGGTGACGGTAAATGTAGCACCCTTTCCGCTACTAGAAGAAACGGAAGAAGTAACGATTCCAACAATGTCCCCAACCACATAACCACTTCCTTTAGATCCTCCAACTGGAGTAGCTCCAGTAACGCCACCATTTGTT